CTTGCAAGCCCCGGAGGCTTTGTCTAGAGAACCCCGGTCCCCAGCGGCCCGTTCGTCTATCGGTTAGGACGTCAGGTTTTCAACCTGAAAAGAGGGGTTCGACTCCCCTACGGGCTGCCACTCCCCCGCGCAAGTGTCTGTCAAGCCTCATTCTTTTTGCCCCTCTCGGCGGTTTGGACAGAAGTTTTGGACAATGCCCCGCGCTTGGCGAGGCCGGAATCGGCGAGTTTCGCGCGATCGGCGGCGCGGGTGTAGGTGCGCGCCTCGGACGTGTCGCGGTGTGCAAGGAAGGCCGCGACCTCCCATTCTGTCGCCCCCGCCTCGGCGAGCCGCGTCGCGCCGGCCTTGCGCAGGCCATGGAGCGACCCCGGGCAATCGGCCTCTCGGGCGCGGTCGCGGAACCAGTTCCCTAGCGACTCGGCGGCGTAGGGGCGGCCGGGTGCGCCATGCGTCAGGAAGAGCATCCGCGCGCGGGGCAGGCGGGCGAGTTCGTGGGCGAGCTCGGGCATGATCGGCAGATCGGCCTCGACCCCCGTTTTCGCGCGCCGATACGCGATCCGGGTCCGATCCGGGGTGCACAGTTGCCAGCCCGCCGCGGCAAGATCGGCGCGCGACATGCCGGTGTTGAGCGCGAGCAGCAGCGCGAGCCGGGCGGTCGTGCCCGGGCCGTGGCGCTCGAGAAAGCGCGCGACCTCGGCCTCCGTCCAGGTGTGATAGCCGCGCCCGTTCGTCTTGCGCCGATCGGCGCCGCGCGCTGGGTTCGGCCCGGCATACCCCATCTTGGCGGCCGCGAAGTTGAAGAGCATTGAGAGCTTCTTGCGGACCGTGTTCGCCGCGACCGGCCCGGCCTTGCGGGCCATGAGGCGCTCGACATGCTCGACCTTGATCGTCCCGAGGGCGACGTCGCCCGCCTGGGCGCGGAGCCATTCGAGTTCGCGGCGGATCGTGCGGCGGCGGGCGGGCGAGGCGTCGGCGTAGCGCATAGACGCGAAATAGGTCGCGATCACCGCGCCGAGCGTGCCGTCATTCCTGGGCGGCGGGGCCGGCGCTTTCGAGGCGGCCATTGCCGCCTGATAGGCCGCGATGAACGCCTCGGACCCGAGCGGGCCGGGCAGGTTGCAGGCATAGCCGGCGCGCCGGAAGCGCAGATAGAGCTTGCCCGCGACACGGTTCGGGGTGACATAGGGGAATTTCCGGGGGCGTCGGGTCATCGGATCACCTCATCGGCCGGCCGTCCGCCCTTCGGCCAGGACGCGCCCGGCGCGGCCGGGGCGTTGGCGGTCCGGATGGTGAGCGTCCCGTCCGCGCCGATCGTGACCTCGCCCGGCTGCATCCCGGCCGCCGAGAGCGCCTTGAGATAGCGCGTCAGCTCGGCCTGGGTGTGCGGGGCGCGGCGGGCGACCATCTTAGCGCACTTCCAATTCGACGCCCTCGGGGCGGTCTGCGATCAGGTTGCGGACCAGCTCGAAGGCGGACGCGCCGAGGCTCGAGGCGCGCTTGAGGTGCCCCTCCCAGTTGCCGGTCCGGTTGCGGTGAAAGTGCCAGAGCGTCCGACCGTTCGCTCGGACGATCACCTCGGGCCAGTCGTGCACCAGATCGACATGGACGAAGCGCCCCGCGTCGGGGAAGGTGCCGGCCCCGAGGAACAGCGCCTCGAGCAAGTCGCCCGCGACGGTCCCGTCTGCAGCCTTGAGCTCGAGAAGCGCCCGGGCCGTCTCGGCGGTGTCCTTGATCTTCGGCGCCACCGCGGCGGCCACCATCAGCGCCACCGCGTCGCGGGGCGTGACCTGGGCAATGGCGCGGCCGCGCGACTTGGGCAGGATGCCCCCGTCGATCAGCGCCCGCGCGTAGGTGTTGACATCCTCGCGCCGCATGCGGAGCACCTGGGAAACGATTGTGACAAGATGCGCGACCGATGCCATGCTTCACCTCTGAATTTGGATATCTTAAATCCAAACCCGAGTTGCTTGTCAAGCCCCCGCCTCGGCCTCGAGCATCTTCACCGTTTCAAAAATCATGACGCAATGCGCGATCCCGAGGGCGAGCATCTCGTCCGAATTGTTGTCGTATTCGTGCCGAAGGTCGAAGAGGGCGCAGGCGAGGCCGCGCGCGATCTTGGCGGCCTCGAGCGGCGTCGTGGCGGCGGCGGGCAGGGCGTGCGAGCCGTGGCGGCGGATCGTGTCGATCGCGGCGAGCAATTCCGGGGAAGCTGGCATCTGGGGGTCCTTTCTAATTGCGTTGGAGTGATAACAGGGATATGCATTTCATGCTTTTGCTGCGCCGTCAAGCGTTGTTATAGCGGGGTTATGCATGAACGCGATTCAGTGCAAAATGGCGCGCGTTGCGACCGGGCTCGGCGTGCGCGAGCTCGCGAAGGCGGCGGGGGTCGCGCAGGCGACGGTTTCGCGCCTGGAGCGTGGCGAAGGGGTCCGCCCTGCTTCCCTTGCGCGGATCGCGGCGGCGCTCGAGGCCGCCGGGGTGGTGTTCCTGCCCGAGAATGGGAACGGCCCGGGCGTCGCGCTGCGCCGGGAATAGTTGGGGGGGCCCGCTGCCTGAGGGCGTCCCCCCCTGCGCCGCGCCCTGGGGGCCCCAGGGCCGCGCCGTGTCGGGGTTTTCGCACTCACCGACTAACCGGGGCGCTTCGGGGGGCTTAGTCCCAGGCGCTCCCTGCCCATCCATTCAGGCGTTGGCGTCGCCGCCGCCCCAATTCACCGCGGAAAGCGCGCCCGCGACCTCGGCCGGGGTGAGGCCGAGGGCCTTCGCGTTGCCGATCGCGTCGATCAGCGCGGCGAAGGCCCGGGCGCGGCCGCCCGCGTCGAAAGCTTGGAGCGGCCGCCCGACGTCGATCGTCACCGTCGCGCCGAGCTTGGCGCTCGCTTCCTCGGCCAGCAGCTCGGCCAGCGGTTGCAGGATCCACCCCGCCAAATGCCGTTGCGCCTCGCGCACCATGGGGCCGGTCGTGGATCTGTTCATAAGGCCGGGAAGCACCCCGAAGGCCGCGCCGATCGCGTCGCGCGCGGCCTCGAGGGTCTCGGCCGTCATGGCGCGACCGAGGTCGGGCGTCAGTTGATCGGGGGCCTTCCCGAGGTTCGGGTTGAGCCCCGCGGCCGTCGCCTGGGCGACGCCCTCGATCACCAGCGACGCGCCCCGCCGGCCGCGGAAGGCCGCGCGCAGGTTCTCGGCGTCGCCCTCGGCGCCCGGCCGGCCCATGGCGCGAGCGGATCAGCGCCGAGGCGCAGGTGCAGCACCTCGGGCGCGAGGGCGGTCACGCTGCGCCCGCCGCCCGCGTCCGCGATCGTGCCGCGATAGGCGGTCGGGCGGCCGTCGCGTGTGGCGACCTCCCAATCGGCGAATGGGACCAGCCCCTCGGCGGTGATCCGCAGCACCACCTCACCCCGCAGGGCGGCGGCGCGGCCGATCAGGGCCATCATGCGGCGGGGCAAGAGGTCCGTCCCGGTGACGTCCGCGAGGGCGAAAGCCGATTCCCACAAGGTAACGCAGCCTTGGACCGTCGCGGTCAGCTCCGCGACCCCGTGCGCGCCGGTGATCCAGTTCTCGCGCGCCGCGATCAGGGCCGAGGTGAAGCCCGCGGCGCGGCGCTCGGGGGCGGGCTGGGCCTTGCGGCGCAGAAAGTTCCACATGTCAGGGCCTCCAGCGATAGAAGGGGGTGACGTATTCGGCCGCGTCGATCAGGGCGCGCACCGCCTCGAGGCCGCGCGTGGGCGTCCAGGACCGCGCGTCGATCTGCGCCGCCGGATAGGCGGGGACCGTGACGGCGGAGAGCTCGATCAGCTCGGCCGCGCGGATGCGGCGCAAGAGCCCCGCGCCCGATCGCTCGACCGACTCGCCGCCGGGCGTCACGCGGAAGCCGGGCGACAGGCCGCGCACCAGCCCCGCCGCGTGGGCTGCGAGGAAGTCGCGCGCCCAGCTCGTGCCGGGGTCGATCTCGGCCTCGAGCTCGAGCGCCTCGGCCGTGTCGGTCAGGCGCAGCGTTCCGGCCGATCGCGCCGCGAGGGGCTTGTCGAAGTCGTGCCCGGCCAGGAAATGCACCTCGGCGCCGGCCTCGAGGCGCGCAGCGAACGCGCGCGCCTCGATCGTCTCGGACCGCCCCGGGGCGAGCTCGGTCGGGATGTCGTAGGGGAAGCGGCCGGTCACCCGGGCGCGCCCCGCCCCGTCGCGGCGCAGCTCGAGCGCGCCGCCGGGGGGGCCGATCAGCATCATGCGAGTTCAAGCCCGGTCAGCACCTGCAATTGCGCCGGCCGCGCCACCGTCAGGTCGAAGGTCGCGAGCGCGGTCAGGCGCAGGCCGCCGGACTGCGCGTCAGAATAGGGGTCGCGGATGACGTCCACGGCGCCCCAGGCCCCGACGAAGATCGGCGCCACCCCGCCCGCCGAGGTGGTGAGCAGGGCCGAGACGGCCGAGGGGCTGCCCGAGGGCGCCGCGAGGGCGTTCGCGCTCATCGCGAAGTTCCGCGCCGGGATATTCTGCGTCATGCGGTCCCACTCCGACACGGCCGTTCCGGTGATGAGCTCGCCGTCCAGGACGCTCCAGAGCTCGGGACGAATCAGCACCCGCACCGCGTCGGCCGCGCCGGCCGCGTTCGCGGCGATGAAGGCCGCGACCCGGGCGCGGAAGGCCGACCAGCTCGCGAGCGCATCGACCGCGGTCGCGGTGATGCCATAGGTCGCGACGCCCGGGATGATGCCGAGCGGCTGCCCGTTGGCGCCGGTGCCGAGGAAGATTGCCTTGTCGAGCGCCGCGGCCATGGCGCCTTGCATGTCGCGCCGGATGGCGGCCTCGAGCGCATCGCCCGATTGCTTCAGGGCCTTCCGCGACACGCGCATCTGAACCCCGAGGTTGTGATCGGGGCTCAGCGTCCGATCGGTCGCGGCAAAGGCGGTCGGGCCGGACACGTTCGCAAGTTCACCGTCCGCCCAGCCGGCCGAGACGCTCGAGGTGGTGACAGGCCATTCGGTCACGCCCGAGTCGATCGCGATCAGCGCCGCGCCCATGCGGGCCGCGACGGACTCCGGGAAGAGGCGGTCGATCGTCGGCCGCGTGGCGACGGGGTTCGGGGTGCCCGAGGCGATCGTCTCGCCCGCGCGCAGCTCGAGCGCGCCCCACGGAACTGGAACGCCCCGGAAGCCGCCGGCGGCGCGCAGCTCCGCGACCACCTCGGCCGTCCGGCCGGTCAGCGCGCGCCCCTCGTCGAGCGCGAGTGCGACCTGGCGGAGCTCGAAGCCCGCGATCAGGTCGCGCCACTCGCGGCCGCCGCGCGTCTCGAGCTCTTCGCCCGCGGCGCGGCGCTCGGTATCGCACCGAAGAGATCACGGTGGCCGACATCCTGATCCTGCCGCTCGATGCCGGTTTCGATCCGATGCAGCCGTGGCGGGCCGATCTGCACGCCGCGGCACTCCGCCCCGACGGCACCCGCGTGCCCTTCGTGCTTGCCCGGC